GTAGTACTCTTTATAATACATACGATTTTTCAAAAGCAACTCTTGATATGAGTGGCCAAAGTGCAGCCAATGCAATTACCTTACCTAGTACATTTAAAATTTATAAACTTAGATTTAGTACAGGTTCTTTTAATACTGTTTATACCCTTTCTGGACTATCAACTATGTATGTAGATGTAATTGAAATGCCGCCGCCGGTTGCTGGGTATACCTATTCAATTGGTTTTGATAATACTGTTCCAACTATATATTATAATGTTATTAATATTAGCGATAAAAACTTTATAAACAGCGGAAGATATGCATTTGTGAGCGATAATGGTGTAAACTTAATAAAAACCAGTTCACAACGTGATAACTTTTGTCAAACCAATATTCGCAACGTGAATGCATCTCAGTCTAAAGCTAACGTAATCGCTTATACTGGAAATATTCAAAATTCAAATCCTATTGCAAGGCCAGGTTATTCATTAGGAAACTCAGACGGTGGAGGTAATGTTGGAGTTAGTTTTAATAAAATACCACCAACATCCAACAACTGGTTAGGTTTTTATTAATTTTTTCAATTATTACAGATACATAATTGGATAATACAACCACAATAAATGATAAATAATATATTAGGCAAAAATTTAAGGAGTTAATTATGGATAAAACAAGAGCAATTATAGATTATGCTTATGAAGACAACGCCAAAGAAATGCGTGATGCTCTTTACTCAGCTATTCATGACAAAGTAATGGATCATATTGAGTCACACAAAAAAGAAATTGCAAAGTCTTTAATTACACAAGAAGATGAAACACAAGAACCTGAAGAAGTTAATTAACAGGATAAAAAATGGCTAATAAATTTACATATCAAGTACTCAGAGACACCAACACAGATTCAGTTATTAAATTAACTGGTGTGTTTGATGGTTCTGGACAAGAAGCAAATAATTCTAGAATTTCTGCAAATACTTTATCTGGCGCCATTGCAACTAATAATTACTTGGTTGTTAATGCTGCTGGTTACATTGCAAACACACCAAAATCATCTTACGATATTCAACTAACTGGTTTAAAATATTTTGTTAACTTTCCGACAACAACTATTGGTGCTGTTGAATTATTTTGGAACGGTGGTGGTACAACGGCGGCCGCTCAATATGCAAACTCAGCAACAATAATACATTTAAGTGGCCAAGGTGAATTCGGTCTAGGTGAACAACTACCTTCTATTCTGAATAATTCGGGTACAACTGCTAATGGTACATCTAGTATTGGTAATGGCGATCTTGGTGTATATACTTATGGTGCAACAGCAAACAGTTCATATACATTGATTATCACTTTACGTAAAAATAACAGAGATTATCAACGTGGTCAATTTAATGATCCTGCTGCATTTAACTATGGCGAATACGCTTTAAAACCATAAGGAAAACTTAATGAAGCTCATTAAAGAAGTTACCGAAACAATAAGTTATATTGCCGAAGAAAAAGATGGCAAAAAAACATTGTATATTGAAGGACCTTTTCTACAATCAGAAGTAGTTAATCGTAATGGCCGTAAGTATCTAAAAGAAACAATGGCCAAAGAAGTTCAAAGATATACAGAAAACTATATTAACAAAAATCGTGCCTTTGGTGAATTAGGACATCCTGATACACCCACAATCAATTTAGATAGAGTCTCTCATTTAACAACGAGTCTCCGTCAAGAAGGAAATGATTGGTTAGGCAAAGCAAAAATTCTTGACACACCAATGGGAAACATAGTTAAAAGCCTAATTGAAGGTGGAGCACAAATAGGTGTTTCATCGAGAGGCATGGGTTCTTTAAAAAGTGTAAATGGTGTTAACATAGTTCAAGATGATTTCCATCTAGCCACAGCGGCAGATATAGTAGCAGATCCTTCCGCTCCAAATGCTTTCGTACAAGGAATTATGGAAGGCAAAGAATGGATGATAGTCAATGGTGTGTGGACAGAGGTTCATTACGAACAAGCAAGACAAGAAATTCGTCAGGCAACACGTAAAGAGATTGAACAAGTAAGTCTACGCATATTTGAAAATTTCGTCAAAAAACTTTAATTATAAATATCCAATATAAAAATCAAGGAGATTTTCAAAATGGCAAATTTTAATCTGACAGAAGCCGCTAAAGCTATTCTAACTGAAGGTGCTAAAGAAACCTTTCAATCAAATATTACATCAAAAATGAGTCAACGTGAACTAACCAATCCTTTAAAGGCTGGTTACAGCAAATTACCATCTTCTGTTGCTTATGGAACAAAAGAAGTTGGAAAAATTGGTGATTCACCAAATGATGTTAACGATAAAAATCCAGATTATACTAGAGGTGTGCCTAAGGCAACTCCTCCAGGAGCAAAACCACCTGTTGGTTCCGAACCAATGAAGAAGCTTGCTCATCAACCAGGTCAAGATCCTGCTGGTGATTCAGAAGGTTCACCGGCCGATATGGGTGGCCATCAAGATACCGAATCCCAATATGATGCAATTCGTGATCGTAAGCCAGTAAAATTAGCAACTCAAATGATGCAAAAAAATCCAGGAGCTACTTTTGATTCTTATGGCGAAGAATTTGATCAAGAAGATGAAGATTTGATCGAAGAAGAAAAAGAAAAAGAAGAAGGTGCTGCTCACGAAAAAGCAGAAAAGAAAATGATGATGAAAATGAAAATGAAAGAAAAAATGAAAGAAGATATTGACGCTCTTCTTGAAGGTGAAAGTCTTTCAGAAGAATTTGTTTCAAAAGCTACCACTATTTTTGAGGCAGCTGTTATTGCTCGTGCTGAAGAAATTATTGCTGAAGCCGAAGAAGAACTTACAGAACAGTTTGAATTGGCTGTTGAAGAAGTTAAAAATGATTTGGCTGAAAAACTTGATGACTATATCAACTATATGGCAGAACAATGGTTCGAAGAAAACCAATTGGCAATTGAAACAGGATTACGTTCTGAGATAGTTGAAGATTTCATGACAGGTCTACACAATTTATTCCTTGAACACTACATCGATATTCCATCTGACAAAGTTAACGTTGTTGAAGAATTGACAGCAAAAGTTGAAGAACTAGAAGATTCTTTAAATGAACAAATCAAAACTGCTGTCGAAATGAAAAAAGAATTAAATGAACATAAAAAATTGGAGGCTATTTACGCATCTTGCGAAGGCCTAACTCAGACTCAAGTAGAAAAAATGAAATCACTCGCAGAGGGTATTGAATTTACTACTGAAGAAGAATTTACTGATAAGTTGGAAACATTGAAAGAATCATATTTCAAATCAACAATTAAGTCAGCAGAAAGTTCAGACTTGAATGAGGAAATTATCGTTGAGGAAGAAAAGAAACAAAGAGTTTCAATCGACCCATCTATGGAACAATACGTACAATCAATCTCAAAAACTTTGGTAAAATAAATAAACTACCAATTTTAGATACTTACAAGGAGAAAACCAAATGTATCTTACAGAAGAACTACAACAAAAATGGGATCCAGTTCTGAATCATCCAGAGCTAGAATCTATCAAAGACCCATACAAGCGTGCTGTTACAGCTCTTGTTTTGGAAAACCAACAACAAGCTATGGCTCAAGACCGCCAAGCATTGAACGAAACAGCTCCAGCTAACTCAACAGGTTCTGGTATTTCTAACTACGATCCAATTTTGATCTCTTTGGTTCGCCGTGCTCTACCAAACTTGATTGCTTATGACATTGCTGGTGTTCAGCCAATGACAGGTCCAACAGGCTTGATTTTTGCAATGCGTGCTCGTTACTCTACACAATCTGGTACAGAAGCATTCTTCAACGAAGCCAATACACAATTTGCTGGTGCAAACTCATCTTCAAACTTGTATGGTTTCAAAGGAAATCTTTCAAATTCAGATACTACTGACAATCCAGTTAACAGTTTGACAGCTAACGCCTTTACAACAGGTACAGGTATTCCAACAGCAACGGCTGAAGATTTGGGTGGCGCTACAACATTTAACCAAATGGCATTCAGCATTGAGAAAGTTACTGTTACTGCTCAGTCACGTGCTTTGAAGGCAGAATACTCACTAGAACTTGCACAAGACTTGAAAGCAGTTCATGGTTTGGATGCAGAAACAGAATTGTCTAACATTCTTTCTACTGAAATTCTTGCCGAAATTAACCGTGAAGTTATTCGTACAGTTTATCTACAAGCTGTTGCAGGTGCTCAATACGGTGTTACAACAACTGGTACATTCGACTTAGACACTGACTCAAACGGTCGTTGGTCAGTTGAACGTTTCAAAGGTTTGATTTTCCAAATTGAACGTGATGCAAACGTTATTGCAAAACAAACTCGTAGAGGTAAAGGTAATGTGTTGATCGTTTCTTCAGACGTTGCATCTGCAATGGCAATGGCTGGCGTTCTTTCTTACACACCTGCTCTACAAGCAGACTTGCAAGTTGATGACACAGGCAATACATTTGCTGGTTTGTTACATGGCCGTATCAAAGTTTATATCGATCCATATTTTGGTGGTTATACATCTAACCAAGAATTGGTTACTGTTGGTTACAAAGGTTCATCACCTTATGATGCTGGTTTGTTCTACTGCCCTTACGTTCCTCTACAAATGGTTCGTGCAGTTGATCAAAGCACATTCCAACCAAAAATTGGATTTAAGACTCGTTACGGCATGGTTGCAAACCCATTTGCACAAGGTTCAACAGTTGGTAACGGCTTGTTGACACCACGTACAAACGTTTACTACCGCATTTTTGCTGTAAAGAACTTGATGTATTTTTGAGTCACCGCAGAGTGACTTTTAAAGACCACCTTCGGGTGGTCTTTTTTTTGGCTCCTAAATTA